CAATTACAGTGTTTGCGTTAATTCTGTCAAGATTGATTATGTCAGGGTTCATTGTAATGCGATAACCCCATGGATTGCTCTCAGTACCTGTTAAGGCTCCTACAGCACGCATTTCATCAAGAAGGGGACTTACACCTGCGTAGAAGTGTGAGTATGCGTCCTGATTGTTATATCTGAAGAGAATTGTAAGAGCAGTATCCCAGATTCTCTGTTTAACTCTGTTGCAAAGTAATCTTGTGCTGAGGTTCTGAAGTGCGTTATATGTGCCTAAAGGCTTATCCCAGAGAGTACTGTTACCGAAGCATGTGATGCCCTTACCAGGAACAGACATGAGTGGGTTAAGGCATACACCTTCTTCGTGGTTCTGAATCACATCAAGATGTGCTTTCTTAATCTTGTATTCTGGTTCACCTACCACGCCTGAGTTAAGCATACCTGCAGGAATCATCCACCATTTGTTGATGCTGTTTATGCCTGAAGAGTGAATGATGAGAAGAAGATGTGCAACTTCTGGAGTACACCAAGAGTTAGCTCCTGAAATTGGAAGTTTAACCTTACACCAAGGTCCTACAAGCTGTGCGAATGTAGAAAGTGTTTTGTTAAGCTTCTTTGAAAGCAGATTCTTAAAGTTGATAGAGCCTGTCGGAAGTTCACCAGTTGATGCTGGGATATGACCTCTGCTCATACCAAACGGTGTGCCTATGAATGCGCAGCCGCATTTTGAAGCAGCAGCTACCTCTGCAAGTGTTCTGTGTATGCTTGTAGCTTCGTAGTCGCCGTGCGCAGCTATCTCTGGATTGCTCTTGAGCCAGTACTCCGGAATAGTCTGATCTTCAAAACTCATGAACACAACGTCCCAGTCGTAAGAAAGCGGATCAGTAAGTTCGTTTAGCATCTGCTCTGCGTTTTCCAGAACTTTCTGCTGATGCCAGATCTGTTTTATCTTAGAGTCAGATGAATTTCCGAGAATGTCTGTCATGTAAGCATAGTAAAGACCTGCCGGATCATATCCACGATTAGAAATGATAGTATTTATCTGAGATACCATGCTTGAGCTGGAGATGTCTGTGTCGTCAGCAGCGTCTGTTCCTCCTGACAATGAGAAAACTGTAGGCACTGTGCTTGGAGTAGGGATGTCTGAAAGGAATACTCCAGCAAGGTAGGTAAACTCAGCGTCGTCAATGTACACTCTTGACTCTGATACAGCTTCTGGATTGAAAGCTACTGAAATTACTTCAATAAGTTTGTCCGTAGCTACAATTGCGCTGTCATTCCCTATAAGTTTGTTTCTGTCGAAGACTTCTACTGTACCTACAGCTCTACCATTAGTATCTTCAGCAACACGAATTCTGATTTTAAGCTGTGAGCCGTATGATCCTGGATATTTTGCCTGTACATTGAAGACTCCTTCAGTGCCTTGCGCTGTCTTTCCGAATCCGTCTGCTCTCTTTACAAGAATATCATATCCTGCAGAAAGAAGTGCAAGTGCATAGTCATATGACTTGTCTTTAGGTCCCATTATTGTGTTAGGTCCTTTGAATGTGTTTACAAAGTCAGTAGTGCCTCTGTAACCTGACTGAAAATGAACCCAGTCTGGATTAGCGTCTTCGTCAGAACCGTTAAACGCAGGTCCCCAGATTGCAGTTATTGGGAAAGCTACTGTAGCATAAGCAAGATTTCTTGTTTGGTAACTATAGGTATCTGAATGCTCATAAATGTTAATCCTTGGCATTAAGGTTTCCTCCTTCTATTTAATTATATCAGGGCGTATGTCCCACTTCAGATATCTAAGATTTCTCTTTTCTATGTTGAAGATGTTAGCACCTAATATTTTTATTGGTATTATTGCTTGATAAAGAATACCTGAAGACGTGAATGTATCCACCGCTGAATCGTTGCGGACTTCTCCGTCAAGCGAAATCTGCGCATTAGTATATCGTTCAGAGCCGTAAGGTATCTTAACTTCAAGCGAGGGGCGATTTATAATTAAAAATATAACTTCACTCGTCAATTCGTCGATATCTTCTTGCGTAGTCGCAAGCAATGTTATATTGTAATTTAGCCCTAGAGGTAGTGCTTGCTCAGTTATCAGCTTGTGATCTTGTACTCTATCTGTTCGTCCTTTACGCTCAATAATCCAAGAACGAAGCTCTGCGTCCTTATCCTCAGCTTGTCTTGACAAGCATATAGCTGGTAACTGTAATTCTCCTTCTTTATGCATCGAAACAACCCTCCAGTAGTCAGCTACCGGAGTGATTGTTATGTTATCGTTAAAAGAAGTTTTAAAGTAATCTGATAAAGCCTCATCGTATAGATGTATCATACAGGAATACCTTCTTCAGACGGCGGAGGGGAGGTGTCTCCCATAACTGATGAGCCTCCTGGAATGTCTCCTCCCGGAATGCCTCCTCCTCCCGGAATTCCGCCACCACTTATATTTTTGAAATCAATGTCACTTTCTTTATCTGGCAGATGATCGTCTTCAAGTTTATACAGTACTCCTGCAGGTATCTCGAAAAGACCTCCGCAAAGCGGACATTGACATGCATATGGGAGATTATCTCCTGGAACCTCATATAGAGTAACTGGCTGAGCTTCAGGTAGAGATAGATACATCTCCCCAGTCAATCTCGGATTCTTGAGTCTGATCATATGTAGTCACCTTAAGCTTTCTTTAAATATTTGATGTCAACCGCACCAGTAGTTGTTGTGGACGTACTTCTTGGAGTAGTGCCAATCACTGCTCTACCAGTAGTTGTATTCCATTGCTGTAGATAGTAGGTCTGCTTGAATACCCACGCAGGAGGAGGTGTGTTGGTTCCCCACCAGACTGCGTTACCTGCAAGCTGTACTTTTGAAACCTCAGCAATTAGCTTGTCTTGAGCTTCAGGCGGCTGCTTGGTTAGGTACTTCTTGCCCATTCTATAGACTGCAATATCACCCTTTACTAAGGTGCAGATATCGTTGGACATAGACTTGATGGTTAGTGCGTTGTTAGCACCTGCGTATATAGCTGAAGCTTTTCTTCCGTTGGCGTCAACAGCACCTGCAACTACATATACAGCATCCCCAACCTTAAATTCAGAATCTCCTGCGTTGAGTGGTATTTCATTCTTAGCTGGTTCTTCTTTCGGTGCTGTTGCCTTATTCAGTTCATTCAGATACTTTTGGACTTTGTCTCTGAACGCATTCCAATGAGGTAAAATGTAAGCAGGACAATACTTTCTGCCATACCAATGGTTGTGCGTATATAGATGTGTTATGTCAAAGTCAAGCTCGTGAAGCAGAGCAGCAGCAAGTCTCGCAGCGTTGTCTTCAGATTTCTGATCTGTTGAATTGTAGCTGCTGCTCATAATGCATTCGATAGCTATAGTTCTCATGTTACCATCACCGCCTCCGTCAGCAGCATGCCAACCTGGTAATGTTAGCGGAAGGTTCTGCCATGCGCATGCGTGGTCAACATAGTAGTGAACACGAACATCATTCATATTTCCGTTAGCTGTTGCTCTGGTGTACTGCTCAGCTGGAGTGGTTCCTGAAGCAGTAGATATCCACTCAGTGTTATGAATAGTAACACCTATACGGTTTCCTGCCATGCTTCCTGAAGGCATAGCTATGTTTGAACAGTGCTTTGTTAGAAGATATTCATTCACCTTCAAACCGCACATCGTAGTAACTTTATCTGGTTTAAGAATTGCCATACGTCAGTCCTCCTTCTCAGTAGTTTCCCCTACGCCTTCACCTTCACAAGCTTTTGCGTATGCTTCTTTACAAGCAGCGCAAAGGCCAGGTTCGGTAACAGGCTTATCACAATCCGGACATGTAATTTTCTTTGCCATTGAAATCCCTCCTATATGTTTGTTAAATATTAAAGAAACGGTTGAAGCTCTCACTCCAAGCAGCACCAGGCTCTATCTGTGAAAGTCTGCGCTTTAGATATTCTAGGTCAGAAATGTACGACTGCTCGTTGGACACGTGGACCGGTGCAAGCTGGTGCCACTCGCCGTCATCGCCACTGTACTCAACGTCCACCCAACGGTCGCCTCTTACTGATGAACTGTTGGTATAAACCTTAGCACGCATCACGCCAGGTCCGAACGCATTCTCGATAGAGTCGACATAAGCAAAGACTTCATTAATTCTAATTTCATCTTCGTCAAGTCTAGCTTGGTTCGCTTCGTGAAGGCGGCGATTTGTGTCGTAGTCATCAGGATCACCTACCCACCAACCTGACGAACTATTCAATTTTACTGATTTCCATTCACTCATTCTCTCATAAACCTCCTCGGTTCACTATTTTTCTTTGCCACTTCCTTACGAGTTTCAGCAACTCTAGGAGCCGTGTTACCAACAAGCGGTACGATTTGACACACGACGTGGTCTGGGCACATAAGGTTAGTTGTGAGTTCAGTCACTTGGAATACACGTTCTGCAATTCCTGTGAGTAGCCCTGAAGTCTTGAATAAGGAACCTTTTTGTATGTGCGGTGTGTCAAAGGGTACATGTATAAGAAAAGGTAGGTTGTCAGAAGTTTCGACAACCCACCCAAGATTCTTATATGTTTTTAACTTAGGCTCGCCGTCAAATATACCATATACGTCGTACTCAATAGAGTAACCGTCAGGTGCTGGCTGATTGTATCTGTCAACATTATTACCTAGCGGGTATTGATATTTAAAAGGAACTCCAAGTTGTTTTACTGCTTCAGAGAACTGGTTTCGTAAGTAGGTGACTTCTTGTTCAGAAATCAATCCCATACTTAGTACTCCTCATCTTCTCCAACAGGTTCTTCTTCACCAGCGCCGGCGTCCTCAGCTTCTTCTCCTTCACCTTCAGAAATAAGTTCAACTTCTGTTGTGAATTCTTCACCTTCTGAAGAAGTAACATTGAGAATAATGCCTGTGTCGCTCGGTTCAAGTGTAATAGCTGCTCCTGGATCAGAATCGATCTCATTGAGTACTGCAGCAACCACTGTTTCCATATCATTTATATCGTAGTACCAAGTTCCTTCAACCTGCTTTGCTGAGTTTAAGCCGAGGACTCTTCTATTGTTCTTCTTCTTTGAAGAATTCATCTTAACTGCTTTCTTAGCAACAGGTGATTTCTTAGCTGTAGATTTCATAATTAACCTCCTAACGAATCTTCAATGGTGTATTGTTAGCATTAAGATAATCCATGATCTCTTTTTGTTCTGCCAAGCCCTGTTCAAGTAACTCATTGCCATTTAACTGTACCGGACTTCCAGGGATAGAATACTTTGAACGCTTCTGCCCTACGTAAATCTTCAACTTGGCAATTGCAAGATTACGAAGTTTACTAATCCAATACTCACTTTTAATTTCACTCGGGTCGTTATACCTCGGAATAAATGTAATGGTTACTTGAAGAGGCCTTGGCAGATTCGCAGATACATAGAGCATCTTGTTCTGCTCGTCATAAGACCATTGAAGGTCTTTTGATACTGTGTTCTTTATTGTTTGTACGAGCATAGTCTCTGAATAATAATCTAGGTACGGTTGAACAACAGCAGAACCGCTAATCGGAACCATACCAGACAATGAAGCGAATACAGAACCTGTAGGTGACCCTACTCCTAATCCAGGAGGGGTCATTGCTCGTCTTACTTCAATAAAGTCCTGTATATCGTAGTTAGCTAATGAAATTCGCTGAGCGTAGTTGACTGTAACGTCTGCGTATTCATGAATTCTGGACTTAATCTCACGGAAAGCAGCCATAAGGATCTTTACGTCTACTCCGTCTTCAAGTTCATTTTGTGTCCACGGCACCGCAAGGCTCATGTCGTCTGTAAACTCAGCGATTGTCATCAGCGATCTCTCCTTAAGACACTACTACAGTGATGCCGTAGTTTGCAAGAGCCTTACCAGCATTCTTGTAAGATTCAGCTTCTGCGTAGTTTTCAGTTACGAATGTAGTTGTGCCGCCTTCGATAGCGAGTCTGAATTGCTGCCATGCTCTTGAAACAGGAACAGTCGGTGTAGCGTAAGCTTCAAGAATCTTGTAAAGATCCTTAGTAACTTCTCTGCTCCATCTGAGCTGTGCGCCTGGCAGGTATGTAACATCTCCGTATTTTTCTGTGTCTGCAAGTGTACCGTCAGCGTTTACTGTAGCAAACTTGTCTTTGTTGTAAACAGCTTTTGTAGCAGTTTCTGGAGCATAGATGTATGCGTCAGAAACAGCAACTCTGCCTGAAAGACCCGGGATCGGGAAAGCAGATACTACGCCGAGTTCAGGTTTCTTTGCGTTGAGAATGTCGTTTGTAGGTGTATAAGTAATAGCAACTGTATATGACATAATTTAATACCCTCCTTTATTAGTATGTGAGGTTTGTGATTACGCCTCTGATAAATGCTCTTGGGTTAACCATCTTCTTAGCGTAAGAAGAAGCAAAGCCCTGCTGACCTGTGAATGTAGCATCCATGAGTGCAGGAGTTGCTGTAACGAGCATGTATGGAGCGAATACGTATGATGGTTCAACTTCGTTTGAAGAAACGTGACCCTGAACGTACTGATCATGAGGGAGACCTCTGAAGCAATATACCTTGTGATCACCGAGTGTACCTGCGTAGTATGAACCGATCTGTTTTGAGCTGCCAGCTGGTTTGAAGTTTGTCATGCCTTGGATAAGAGTCATTACAGATGAACCAACGAGCATCATGTTAGGACGGATTCTGCCTGTTGCGTCCCAGATTCTCTGTGAACCTGCGTTTACAGCTCTGATAAATGAGTTATCATGAGCAAGGTCACCAGCCTGTCCTTGTCCGAGTGGTGGTTCTGCGCTCCAAACTACCGGCTGACCAGCAGCTGCGTTCTGGAACATATCAAGTGCAACTTCTGTGTTAAGTTCGTTAACGATTTCAGAAGTAGCCTGCTCTTCAAGCATCTTAGGACCGTCAAGACCGTACTGCTTTTCCATGTCGTAAGCAGCAGCCATTGACCATCTAGCTGCAAGTGTTCTATCTTCAGCTACGAGATCAAGCCATTCAATCTTTCCGAAGATTGGTGGTGTATTAGCAGCAGCTGAAATGTTGTCAACTCTGTATGAAACAAGTGTTGTAGGATCAATTGTTACGCCGTCGATGCGACCTGTAGCGTAGTCAATTGTACCAACCGGTGTATCAGGATCTGTTACGTCAACAAGGTTACCCTGTCCGTCATCAGCTACTGTTGATGTAGATGTAAGGAAACGAACTGTTGTAGGAAGTACTGGTCCTCTGAGTACGTTCTTTGTTAGAGGTTCATTCTGAACAAAGTTTGAAGAGTAACCTTCTGTACCTCTGCTGAGTTCGAAAGGTGAAGCAAATGTCTGTCCAGCCTTTACAGTACCCTTATCTTCACCGAATCCAAATACTGTGTAAGGAACAGCACCGTGACGTGAATCAAGAGTCTGGAATGTTGCGATTTCAGGAACGAGCCAGTCAACAAGAGTTGCCTGGAGAACCTTCATATATACCGTCTTCTGAAGTACATCACCTGGCTGTGTAGCTGAAGGAATGATAGAAGTTGGAAGTAATGAAGCGTTCAGGGCTCTCTTCTGAAGTCCGTAAGCAGCCTGAATAAGTTTATTTGCTTTTGACATGTTCGCTGAGTTATAAGCAGGAAGACCCTTAGCAGATCTGCTTGCGTTGAGTGACATGCCACCGTTTGCTGCTCTTCTGCTTGAGTTAAGCGAAGTGCGTGAAGTGTTTGCTACGTAAGGTTTAAGCATAACGATTCTCCTTTTTACATAGATTTTTACATAGGTTTCCCAAAGCAGCATAGCGAAGCCTCATGAGGTATGCGTTGTCCACCTTGGACCCGTTAAGCTGTAATCTTGGCTTGAGTTTTCTACTTGCCGCTAATTGTTGCGGCACAGCGTATTTATAAGCAGGTTCAGCAACGAAATCAAATCCGTAGAACTGAACTGGGCCTACTGTCTTACCTGGAATAGTACCCGTGTCTGTGTATCCATCACTGCGAATACTTACTCCGATTTGTACTCCATGTTCGTACAAATTCTTAATATAATTGCCTTCTTCAGTATCGAGTAGCTCGATTTCTCCGTATAGTTCACTTTTACGTCTTTCAAGCTTAGTAAGTACCCCAGCTTCAGTCATCTTGAACCCTGGGATATTCTCCTTTGGGTGCTCGATGTATGCAGGAAATACTCGTCTTTTTAAACAGTCTTGAAAACGTTCATCGGAGAGAAGTGCGTCAATTGTCTCAGAGGTAAATGTAAGGCCGTCCTGATTTGGAATGTCGATGTCAAGAAACTTACCAGCTACCTTGACTTTCTTATTGTGGTTGTCATTAAGTAATGCCACCTTCGACATCGTTGTCGCCTCCTTCTGGTGCAATGAATGGTTCAGAACTAATTATAGAATATAACTGGCTGTCAATATTATTTAGTTGCTCTCTTATTGCTTGTACCTTTGTTGCGGAATTTATAACTCCTAAAGAGTCAAGCAGAGAAAGAATGTCACCTGCACGTTGGAGAGCTTCGTTAGCTAACTGAGACTTAGTGATGTCTTCAGGACCCAGCGGCTTCTGCATTTTTATGGTGAATCTCCCAACATACTCTTCCAGTCCGTTCTTTTTAAAATAAAGTTCAAGTGCGTGTTGTATTCCTGAACAATAGCAGTATTGAAGAGTTACAATCTTACGGTAGAGACGTATATTGTTCTGAGTAAGAATAGTAGCTCCTCCTGAACCTTCTTCACCTACTGACTGTCCTAGGTTACCTGGAGATACGTCTGTTATGGTAGTAATCTTATCCTTAAAGTAATCAAGGTCCGCAATGTCACGCACATTGACGTCACCGCCTAGGGTCTGCAGATTGATAGCTCCCTTACCATCACGAGTAGCTGTATATATAATCTTCTCCAGAGGACCTGGATCCGCATAAGACTGAGCTTGACCAGCTAAGGTACTCATTGCAAGTTTCTGCTCAAGAGCTCTCTGAAGTTTATCAAGAGCACGGTCTTCTTCTTCTGGACTACAGTCACCGACTTCAAGTTGTAAGATACGAACAAGAGCTGAACGTGTAACACGGTTAGCTACGAGTGCGTCTTCAAGCAGGCTTAATATCTGCGACGGTGTGTAAGCATTGATAAAAGGCGGATCACCTTCAAGAATTTCATAAGGACTCTCGCCGTCAATATCGTTTACGATAAGATCCTTTGCATAAAGTGACGGATTATATATGAAATGAACAACAGCGTCAGTGCCGTGTACTGCGTACGCACTGTCTTTTATCTTAACATATTTATTATAAGCTGAGGTTCCGCCTTCTACCACGAAACCTACACTTTTGCCGTCTTCTGACAGTTCGTAGATGTCACCCGGAGCGATAGCTGAGCCTGGTAAGAGGTCCCAATGTGAATTAGGAGCTCTGTTGTTGAGATTTACTACAGCATTGTTATCAGACGGCTTGACATATTCAGTTGTTTTGAGGTAGAGATTCCCATAAGTAACTAATTCAAGGATGTGTTTATATGCACGCCAATTAAGCTGCCAGTCTTTTATTTTATTATTAGCTGCTTGTGCAGCAATAGTTGCGACAGGATCATTAGGCTGCGCAGGCTCTGCCCATATAACATCTCCTGCTATGTTAGTAGTGGTTGCGTTAGTTGCATACACTTCAAATGTAGGTCCCATAATAGCATCTGCTTGTAGCTGAGTCATAGCATTATAAGCAGTCCTACGTTCAGTTAGCTGACTGGCTGTCATTCTTATCTCTGATAGCTCAGTTAGCTGCCCTGTAAGTATCTTATAATCAAGATCATTCATGTGATCTCTGACGGGAACCTTAGCAGCTTGTTTTGTTTTAAATATTGATTTAAAAGGATTAACAATACGCAATCTGCCCATTATTATCACCTCTTTCTTTCAAAATTAAATTTCTCCAGCGGTCTGAGACCATTCATAAGTGAAGAGAACGCAGGAATGTCTTCTTGCTTCTTACCGCCGAGTTCTATCCTGAAATTGTTTAATGCTGGCTGATATGGTAGCAAACTTAGGTCCCATACAGCACCAGCGAGAGAGTCTGAAATATCTTTTGACCCGTTCGGCGGATGATCCAACTTGCCTGAAGAGGTGTCTCGCTGTAGATGTATCAGTTCATTTTCAAGTCTACTATGTCTAATCAACGTTATTCTGTTTTCAAGCATAGATTCTCTTAAAATCTGATAACCTTCAGGAGTACGGTCAAGTGACCTGATTGCTGTTTCGAATCCCTTATCTCTTAATATCTGATGAAACTCTGCACTCTGGAAAGTATCCGTACTTATCACTACGATGTTCAGCCCCATTGCTCTGAGTTTATAGATGAACCTACGAGT